TTAGTGGGGCTGGTGGAAGTGGTCTTGGTCAAAATCAAATGGATGCTCTTAACACTGAATCTTTTAATAATATTAATGCTGGCTTCTACGGTTAAAGGAAATTAAATCATGGCATTCCTAATGACCGATGTTGCTGCTGGCAGCACTGCTGCTAGACAGATGCAACAGAATGTTTATGGTGCTCAATACGACCAAGCTAACATTGCTGCTGATGCTCAAAAGAAACAACTAGACCTCCAACAAGAACAAGCTAACATTGAAAAGACTAAGTTAAGTAATCTAGTTACTGAGACTGGATTTAAAGCTGGTGAAGAATCTAAAGTTAAGCTACAACAGTTAGCTGGATCTCCTGAATTTAAAGCTGCAGATGATGCTGGCAAGCTTAGGTTAGCTGCTGCTATTCAACTTCAATCTGGTGACATAGTTAATGGTGCTGCTACATACAACTCTGCTATAGCACAAGATGTTAAAAAAATAGCTAATGATGCTAAGACTCATGCTGCTAACGATGAAGCAATAGGTAAAGCTTACGCTGCTATTAGTGCTGTGCCTGATGCTGATGTTCCAGCATTCTTTGATCGTCTTCCAGACGCAAATAAAAAAGCTGCTATCTCTCAGATTGGACAAGAGAACTGGGATAAGTACACTGGTGCTCAAAAGAAAGAAGTTCTTAAATCTTTAATGTTGAATACCAAGGGTCAGATTGCTACTCAAAAGCAAGCTACTGAACTTGAAAAAGTTGAGATTCAACAAAGAGAATCTAACTATCGTGCTGAGCTTCGTAGAGATGAACAAAGACGAAATAGAGAAGATGGTAGTTTTGCTGCTAAAGAAAACAGATTGGCTTGGAAAGACATAGAGTTTGCTGAAGAACGTCTTGACAAAGCTAGTTCTAAAAAAATGGAAGCTTTAGATGAAGCTGTAGACAAAGCAAAATCAAAAGCAGATAAAACTATATTTTTTGATAGAGATGAGACTAAAGCTTTAACTGAAGCTATAAAAAACCGTGATATTTTTAAAGCAGATCTTCTTAGAAAGAAAATTAAACTTGCTGAAAATGGACCAGAGTATCCTGGTAAAAAAGATTACATAGAAACTTATAAAACAGAACTATCAACTGTTACTGATCCACAAAAAGGTAAAGTTAAACCTATTCCTGTTCCTATAGAAGCTGGTAGTGCTGCTACACCTCCAGAAAAAGCTACTACACAATCTGATTTTGATTCTAAATGGTCTAAGCTTAAATCTAGACAAAAGCTAATTGGACCTGATGGTAAAACATACACTAAGAGTTAACTATGGCTTTTACTCCACCATCAGATGCTGTTGAAACACAACAATCTAAAGATGTTACTAGTAGCACATCTTCTTTTAAACCACCTAGTGATGCTGTAGAAACTAAACAATCAGGTATAGACTGGAAGAACATAGGTCGCACTAGTGTTGAAACTGTACCTAGTGCTGCTGCTGGTCTTATTGGCTTTGGTGCTGGTATGGCTGCTGCTGCTCCTATAGCGGCTGTAGCTGCCCCTCTTACTGGTCCGTTTGCTCCTGTAACTGCTGGTGTAATTGAGTTTGCTGGTGGTCTTGGTGGTGCTTTTATTGCTTCTGGTGCTGCTCAAAAGGTTACTGACTGGATGCACGAAGCATTTGCTCCAGAAGATTACAAGGCTCGTCAAGCTCAGAAAGCTGCTGATCCTTACGGAACATTTGCTGCTCAAACTCTAACCAACCTTGCTGGGATGTCACCTAAGACTATCCCTGAAGTAGCTGGCAAGATGCTCACTAAGCCTTTAGTTCAACGTGGTGTATCCGCTGGACTAATGGGTGGCATTGAAGCTGGTTCTCAGTATGCTACTGAAGGAAAAATAGATCCTATTAAAGTAGCTGTTTCTGCCGCAGCAGGTGCAGCTATGCCAGGGTTTAATCCTCTTGGTAAAAAAGCTTTTGAAGCTGGTAAAAGTGTTGTTAAAGCTGTGCTTCCTAAACTACCTGCACGTACTAGTCCTTCTCAACCACCGGATGTTGCACCACCCTCTAACATTACTCCAGAACAAAAAGCAAACTTTATAGCTAAGCAACAAGAACGTGCTGCCACATCACCTCTTGTTGAAGCTGCTATTAGGAACAAAGAGACTGGTGAGATTGAACGTATGGGTCCTAAGCATGACCCAGAACGTAAAGCTGAAACTATTGATACTCATGACCAAGGTTTTGTAGATGAACGTGGTGTGTTCCATGAACGCATGGATGCTGTTGACCAAGCTAAACGTTCTAAACAAATACCAGAAGACCATGTCCTAGAAAGCCCAGCAGGTGAACAACCTGGGTTGCATAGTGGTGACCTTCGTGCTGCTGGTGACGAACGCTTTAGTCTTAGTCCTGCTAGTAAAGAATCTCGTGATAAGTATAAGCAAGAGATGCTTATCTCTGATGAGAAGATGCACCAGACAGAACACACTACAACTAGTCTTGCAGACTACCTTGTTAGTAAACACGGTCCAGACCACATGGTGTCTAAGATCGTAACAATGCTTAAAGACATTCTTCCCCAAGATATGCCTGTTGTATTCTTGGATAGAGCAGAGATGGAAGCCAAAGTTAAAGAGTGGGGACTTGTTGAGAACTCTGTTGGTGTTACTGATGCTGATGGAACCATTTATCTAGAGCGTGGTAGAGGTACAACTAGTGTTGTTGCTGCACATGAACTTGCTCATGCTGCTTTAGGTGACACTATCCGAACAATAGAAAATCTACCTAAAGACCACCCAAAATATAAAGAGTTAGAAGTTCTTGGGAACAAACTAACTGATTTGATGGGTACAGTGAAAAAAGAGGTTGGACAAAAATCTCTTTCTTCAAAAGAACGAGAAGTACTAGACTACGCTCTTTCAGATCCCCATGAATTTATTTCTGATGGTTTGTTTAGGCCAGCAGTATTAAAGCATCTGTTGGAGATTGATCGTAAGAGTCCTGGTCTTATCTCTAAACTTGTAAGAATGGTTGGTGAGTTTTTTGGCTTTAAAGATGAAAGCCAATACACTGCCTTTCATGAACTGCTAGACATAGCTCAAGAGATTGCTAAACAGACTGGCACTAATAAAGATGTGCCTCATCCTGATGCCGAACGAATAGCTAAGTCTGCTCGTTTTGCTGATGAGCTTGCAGAGAGTCTTGGTGAAGAAGGAATACCTGTTACCCATGATTCTCCATATAGATTTAATGGAATATTTGATTGGATAAAAAAGGCTTATTCTGGTGAAGGTGCTATGTTTAAGGGTGATGGCACCTATTTTTCTACAGGTGAACTACCTCATAATTCTTACAGAAAATCTAATGATGAAAGAGCACAACTACGTGCTAAAGAAAACCATCCAGATTATAAAGAATACGAATCTATTCGTAAAAATAGTAATGTTGTAGCAAAAGAAAAGATTTCTATATTAGCAGACTTGCTAAAACAAAAAGAAGTTCTTAAGAACAAATCTTCTTTGCATCCACAAGTACTTGAAGCTACTCAAAAAAGAATATCTGACTTAGAAGAAAAACATTCTGAAGTAGAAAAACGATTTAACGAAGAAGAACAAAAGTTAACTTCGTTAAGAGAAAAAATAGAAAATGATGTTAAAGATGTCAGAGGTGCTACCTATCATGCTGTCTTAAAAGTTAAACCTGAAGAGCTTATTGACTTTGACAACACTAAACAAAGCAAACTTGTTCAAGATGCTTTTAAAAGGTTGGGTGTAGATATTGAAGGTGAGGTTGGTTACGGAATAACTTATGATAAGGATGGTAACTATCATTTTAAATCAATAGTTAATGATGATCTTTACTATTTTTCTGGAGATGATAAATCTGGATACGTTGCTACTTCTGCAAAAAATAATGGTGAAGTTATAGCTAGAGGTAAAACAGAAGAAGAAGTAGTTAGCAATGTTTTTTATAAAGAAATAAAAGATAACAATTTAAATTTTGAACAAGAAGAATTTGATCATTACGGTAGACCAATTGGTGATCCTACTGCGTATGGTATTTTTAATGAGTCTGGTAAATACATAATCTCATCTGATAGAGGAGAATATTCTTTACGTGTTATAAAAAATAATAGAAGCACATCTATTGGTGATGTTTATAAAAGTTTTGACGAAGCAAGTTTTGCAGCATCTAAACATGACTTAGAAAGTTCTGGTAAACAAGAATTTACTGGCGAAGAAGCGTACTGGGAACTTGCAAAAAAGCTAGGTAGTAGTAAAGAAGCATCTATAGCTTTAGCTAAAGAAGGTGTAGTTGGTAACCGTCATAATTCTGCTGGTGGTGCTAATGCTGAGAAACCCAACTACGTTATTTTTGACGACAGTCGTATTAAAGTTCTAGCTAGCCAACCTAACCCCCTACCTCGTGATGCAAAAGCTTCTAAGTATGAGGCTCCAGAATCAAAACCTAAGTCTGCTAAAGACACTGAAAAGTTAGCTGCAAAGACTACACCTAAAGTAGCTGCTGCTTCTGAAAAAGTAGACCCACGTTCTATTGCTAATCAAGAAGAGTTTGATAAGCACGCTGCTGACATCTACGATAAGTACGGTGAAGAAGAAGCTGTTAAGTTCTTTGAAGACTACGAGAAGAACAAGAGGGAACAATCTCTTCCTATACCTAATGACTACAAGAGTCTTGATGATAGCTTTCACAAGATGAATACCTTTCAGACTAAGGACAAGTCTGAATTGGTTACTTGGTATAAGAACACTGTAAAAGATGGCAAGATAACTAAGGCACAACTAGAAGACTGGTTCACTAAACGTGAACGTGGTGAAGAGCTTCCTCCTGAAGCTCAAGCTCTCCATGAAGCTGGTGACAACGAACTAAAGGCTTTGATTAAAAAGATCAAAGCTAATGGTGGTGATGTTGGACAAGAGTTCACTACTGGTCAGTCTCGCATACGTCTGTGGGGTGATGTTGCTAGTAACTGGAAAGAAACAGTTACAGAGTTCTTTGCTAACAAAACTCCGTACACGGAGAAAGTAGCAGAGCAAGCTAATGCTGCTATGGAACGCAAGGTGTTTCAGCTTGATGATGGTCGTGTTATTGAGTTACACAAACAAACTAAAGACACAAAGACTAACACCCGTACTATCCGTAAAGGCACTGAAGTTTGGGAGTGGAAAAACGGTAAGAAGAAAATGATTGCTCATTCTGAGAGTGATCTTAAGCTTGGCGACAAAGTACCTTTTGGTGGTAGAGAAGCAACTATTGTTGATGGTAAGGTTCCTGACATTGAGTCTCATGCTCCTTATAGGTACTTGAAGGACTCTCTAGCTTCGCAAGCTTTGGCTATCATGGCTTTGCGTAAGCAATCTCGTGACCTAGAGTTTGCTAACAACTTAATCAAGTCTGAGTTGTTTAAGCAAGTTGGTCATGGACCTGATCAACCTCTTAAGGATCTACCTGATGGTTGGAAGGTTCCTGCTAGCCTAGATAAGATTCCCCAGCTAAGGGGATGGCATTTTGATCCTAAAACAGCAGCCATCATTGAAGACTTTGCTAAGGTTTGGGACAATCATCTGCTCTCTAAGATGAGCAATGCTGTGGTTAAGAACATGATGCTTAACCCCATCCCACACATCTTTAACGAAGTAATGCACCTGTGGAATGCTCGTGGCTTTACTAGTTGGGTTCCTCTTACTGGTGGTTGGTCTTCTCTTGCTTCTTCTGGTGGTAAAGCTTGGAGGGATGTTGGTAACCAAACTCAGTTCTATAGGGATGTTATTCGTGAAGGTGGTTCTATTCTTGGTGCTGATCCTAGGAACAAGTACTTTGATACCTTGCAAAAGGAAGCTAGCAAAGACTACTTCAAGACACCTGAGATGGAACGTAGCCTAGGTAACCTAGCTAAGAAGCTAGGTACTACTGTTGGTGACTTGTACAACGGTATTAGTAACAAGTCTCAACAAGCTATGTGGTTTACTCGTGATGTCATGTACGTACAATGGATACACGAGATCATGGGTAGACATGAGAAGAGTACTGGTTCTAAGATGGAACTTAAGGATGCCATCATAGAAGCTGAACGACACATGCCTAACTACCGTATGCCTTCAGAGGTTCTTGGTAGCCGTGGCTTGTCTAAGATCTTGAGGAACCCTAACGTATCAATGTTCTCTAGGTATCACTATGGCATGGTGAAGTCTTTGGTCAACACTATCAAAGACATAAACCCACAGAACCTAAAGAGTCCAGAAGGTCGTAAACACTTCCGACAAGGTGTAGACTCTATGCTTGCTATCGGTGTAGCTATGGCTGTAGTCTATCCATTGATGGACAAGTTGGCTCAAGCTATGTTTGGTGAAGGTGCTGAGCAACGTAGAGCAGGGCCGTACCACTTGATCCATGCTGCTGAACAGGTTATCAAAGGTGAGAGGGATGCTAGTGCTTTGATATGGCCTGTGTTTACTTTTAATCCTATGTTGCTTACCCTTGGTCAAGCTGCTTTTAACAAGAACATTTTTACTGGTAAACAGATCTACCATCCTGATGATCCTGCTAAAGACATTGCCAAAGACCTGGGTACTTATGCTGCTAAGCAAATACCACAAGTTCCTTTGTTGATGGGTGTAGGTCAAGATGAAGACACTACTGGACAGCTACTTGCCAAACAGTTAGACATCAAGGTTAGAACCGAGAAGCAACGTGCTGCTACTGAGAAAGCTAAAGAACGTGAAAAGCGTGCAGCTAAAGCCCGTCTTACCAAGAGAGAAAAAGGAACTTATAAACCATGAACATCCTTCTTATTGATGCTGGTGGTGTGTGTCTAGACTTTGCACTTAGGTGCATGGACTATGGGCATACAGTACGTGCATACATTCGTAATAACAAGGATGGTTCTAGGTCTCAGGTAGGTGATGGTGGTCTTCTTAACCGTGTGTCTGATTGGGAACGACACATGAACTGGGCTGATTTAATTGTGTGTACAGACAACACCTATTACATCCATCCATTAGAACGGTACAGGGACAAGGGTTACCCTATCATTGGTCCTAGCATTGATACCAATCGTTGGGAACAAGACCGGGAACATGGTGCTGAAGTTATGGAGAGGGTTGGTATCAAAACTATCCCTTCCCAGAAGTTTAAGAACTATGATGAAGCTATCACTTACGTTATTAAGAACAACAAGAGGTATGTATCCAAGCCTTTAGGTGACGGTGACAAGGCTCTTAGCTATGTGTCTAAGTCTCCTGCTGACATGGTGTTCATGCTTCAGAAGTGGAAGAAGAACAATGCTTACAAAGGTGAATTTATCCTGCAAGAGTTTCACGGTGGTATAGAGATAGCTGTTGGAGGTTGGTTTGGTCCAGGTGGCTTCTCTAAACACTTCTGTATCAACCATGAGTTTAAAAAGCTTCTAGCTGGAGACCTTGGGGTCTCTACTGGTGAAGAAGGAACCATTGTTTACTACCACCAGGAATGTAAGCTAGCTGATATGGTTCTTAAGCCATTGGAAGACTACCTCAAGGGACTACGCTACACAGGCTACATTGATGTCAACTGCATCATTGATGACAAGGGATGTCCTTGGCCTCTAGAGTTCACCATGAGACCAGGGTGGCCTCTATTCATGATTCAACAAGCCTTACACCAAGGTGATCCCGCTCAATGGATGTTGGACCTTATAGATGGTAAAGACACCCTACGAGTCTCTGACAAGATTGCTTGTGGTGTGGTGATTTCTATGCCTCCCTACCCTTTTGACAAGGGTACTCCTAAGTCTGAGTCTGCTGGTTACCCCATGTTTGACTTGACTATGGATGACGTTACTAGGAACGTACACCTTGCTGAAGTGATGTGTGGTAAGGCTCCTGCTATGGTCAAGGGTGAAGTCAAGCTCAACCAAGAACAGTTTGTTACGGCTGGTAACTACGTTTGTATTGTTACTGGTACAGGCAAGACTGTTGAAGATGCTCGTGAGCATTGCTACGACACCATTAAAAAGAAGATCCATATACCTAATAGCATTGGGTACAGAATTGACATTGGTTGTAGACTAGAAGAACAGCTACCAACACTTCGTAAGATGGGCTTTACGGATAAAAAGTATGGCTAAACTAAACGTACCTATTCCTCAGGATAAGATTGAAGAATGTTTTGTTTGGAGAGATTGGTTCCAAAGGCTTAGTAACAAAGTCTTTGGAAACATGGCTGATCAGAACTCTAATGCTGTATCCATTACTGGAGGTAACATCCAGGTAGATTCACTAGCAGTTACTGGTGGTAAAGATGGACAGCTTCTAATAGGCAGAACATCAGACCACAAGTTTACTCCTGCTTATCTTACTGCTGGTACTGGTGTGTCTATAGTTACTGGACCATCAACTATTATTATTTCTCAAGATAATAACCTTGATCTGTCCAGCCCGCCGCCCATAGGCAACGTCATCCCCAACACGGGCACGTTCACCACCCTGATAGGCGGTGGCGGCTCCGCAAACTACGGCCAGTTGACAGGCGGGGCTACAACCAAGGCCGTGCAGTTCCGGACCCTTGGAACCGACACCAACATCAGCATGGCACTCCAGTCGAAAGGCACTGGAGCTATTGACTTTGCTGCGGGCTCTTCTGGTGTGAACATCAGTAACGGGGGTACGGTTACTGCTGTTACTAGGACAAACGGTGGGTCAACTTACACCAGCGTTCCAACTGTTGCCATTACTGCCCCGACTACTGCCGGTGGTGTTCAAGCGGTAGCAACAGCAACAGTTACTTTAAGCACTGGCGGCGCAACAATTGCATCTGGAGGTACAGGATACACAGTTAGCGATGTATTGACTGTTTCTGGCGGCACAGGTACTGCTGTCCAGTTGACTGTCGCAACCGTGTCTTCTGGCGTTATTACCAGCGTCACCATTACCAACTTTGGTTCTTACAGCACAGCCCCAACTAACCCTGTTAGTGTTACTGGCGGTACGGGTTCTAGTGCTACATTTAATTTAAGTTATGGTGTTAATACTGTATTCACCATCACCAACGCAGGCTCAGGCTACGTTGAACAACCCACAGTGACCTTCTCGGGCGGTGGTGGCTCTGGTGCTGCTGCTTATACTACTGTTGGTGGTAATACCGTTCAAAAAACCATTGGAAATATCCACACACTTTCAACGCCAAACAGTAGCATATTAGCTCTTGTTGATAAAAACAGTAATGGAAATAACCCAACTAATACAACGGTTGCGTTTTCAATGGTTGGAACTCAAAGTAGTTTTGGAGCTTCATATCTAGGTTTTGGTGCTGCGGCATATTTTGGGACAACTTCTACTGCGGCTACTGCATTTCTATTTGCTACTTCTGTTTCTTCACCCGTTTCTAATGGTGCTGGTGGATCAACTCAATTTCAAGTAGCCCACACAGCCTCCGCAGTCAACTATGTGCAGGTTACTGGTGGTTCTACGGGCTCATCACCTCTTGTTTCAGCACAAGGCAGCGATGCTAATCTAGCACTTGGCTTAACATCTAAAGGCACAGGCGCAATTAGATTTTCAAGCGGAAATGCTTCTTTTTTGCAATTTAGAATTGGTGGCGGAAATTCTGCTGTAAACAATTTGGCAGTCAATGGAAGCATTGCTGGCGCAACTCCAATACTTTCCTCGGAAGGAGCCGACACCAACATAGACCTAGCCCTGACCCCCAAGGGCACAGGCAACGTGCGGTTCGGTACATACACGGGCACTATCCTCACCCCCACAGGGTACATTAATATCACAGATTCTGGCGGCACAGTCCGTCGTTTACTTGTAGGATAAACATGGCGCTCATCAAATCCATTGACACCGACTACGGAATTCCAGCCAATTACTGGAACATTGGGGCGGTGCAAGAAGATTTCAAAGGTAAGGGCACCGAGGTGACCTTTTACGGGTACGCATCGAAGGAAGCCCGTGAAGCGGGTAAGCAACCTCTGAGTGCTGGCAAGGTGCAGATCGCTGGTGAGGACTACACTGCCGGGGCTGACCGTGCTACGCTTTACTCTACGATCAAGCAGCGGCCTGAGTTTGAAGGTGCTGAGGACGCATGACCACATACAACAGACATAACCTTATGAACTTTTCTAACACTGGTCTGTCTCTACTTAAAACTCTAGAGGGCTTTAAGGGTAAACCCTATCCTGACTCTGGAGGTAAGATGACTGTTGGTTATGGTCATCTGATTGTTAAAGGAGATGGTGTAGCTACAGGCGACATCATCGACCAAGTTAAAGCTACTGAGCTTCTAACTAGAGATGTTCAGAAGGCTGTTGATTGTGTGAATGGTTGTGTTACTAGTACCATCAACCAAAACCAGTTTGATGCTTTGGTAATCTTTGCTTACAACGTAGGCAACCATGCTTTACAAAACTCTACTTTGTTGAAGAAAGTTAACACTAACGACTTCAATGAAGCCTTTAACCAGTTTCTAGTGTGGGACAAGATTAGGTCTAATGGTATGTTTGTAGAAGTTAACGGCCTAAAGAACCGTAGACTTGCTGAACAAAAACTTTTTAACACCCATGTAGGAGTTTAAGATGGGACTTGATGTTACAGGTGTTGGTGCTGTATCCAGTTTAGTTGAAACTGTTATAGGTAAAATATGGCCTGACAAGAGTGCTGCTGAAGCACAACAACTAGCTGCTGCTGTTATGGTTGTTCAAGGACAACTAGACATCAACAAGACTGAAGCTGCTAATCCTAGTGTGTTTGTATCCGGTTGGAGACCGGCTATAGGTTGGATATGCGGTGCTGCTTGTGCTTGGAACTGGATTGGTCTTCCTATTTTTAAGGTTGCTTTAGCTTTTACTGCTTATAAAATAGAAGTATTACCAGCTAATATGACTGAGATGATGCCCATTCTTATGGGTATGTTAGGTTTAGGTGGACTAAGAACACTAGAAAAAATAAACAACGTAGCTGCTAAGTAACAACATAAAAAAGCCCCTATTAAGGGGCTTCTTACTTTTAAGAGTTGTTACTAGTTACACACCACAGCTACCACCTTTGCCACTGATGTCACAGATGTCATGTTCTTCAAAGATGACACCTTTGTGCTTTATAGCTTCTTCGTAAGGTACTTCGGTTAGGGGTTGACCTCCACGACTTCCATCTGGGTAGCATGTGAATCCGCGAAGCCTCGGAGCATACTTAGCAAGTATTGATGCAAACACTCCAACTGAACTTTCTTCGTTCCCTTTTGCATTCCACGAAGGAAGATTGATTGTGGATGAAATTGACATGTCAACATAATCTTGTACGTCTGCTTGGAACTTAATTCGCTGCTCATAGTTGTGGCTTAACTTGTAGGCAGTATCAATCGACTCTGGGGCAAGACTATATTCTTTGATAAGGAGGTCTGCGGTGGAGTCAACAACATATTCATATCTCCATTTTGTACCATCGGTGAGATAACGCCTTTTATAAGCGACAGAGAATAGTGGTTCAATTCCCGTTGTAGTACCTGCAAGGATTCCAATGCTCCCAGTGGGTGCAATTGCTCGATATGCTGCTGGACGAGAGACAAACAATCGGTCACAGTGATTGTTGGCTGCTGATTCTGATCCATCCTTATATTCCTTTAGCCAAGTGTGTAGTTCTGGTGTTACTTCGTAGGAGCTTTTTCTTTTGAGGAGCCATTCGTGTATACCCATAAGGCCCAACCCGAGCCTTCGGTTCTTCTCTCTAACCTTATAGACTTTTTCGTAAGGGAGATCTGCTCGTAGTGTCCCGCAGACAAGGAATTTACTTCCCAGTTCAACCACCGACTTGAACTCTTCCAGACTCTCAATATTGCCCATATTGATTGAGCCAAGATTGCATACGTCACTATCATCTTCAGACGTAACCTCGGTGCAGGCATTTCTAAGCGTTTCATTTTGCTTATCTCCAAAGTTAAAGGAGAACCCTGGTTCACCAGTCTCCATTGCTTGACGAACATTCTGTAGGAAAATGGGGTTGTCTGCTAGTCCACCATCTAAAGAAGCATCATCGTAGTTGACACTGATGTTAGTCATGTCCAAAGGAGCATGAGCATTGAAGTCTTTCTCTTTAGCAGCTCTTACTTCTGGTGTCCAGTTCTTAGTAACAAGGAACTTATTAACGTCTGGATGTTGCCAATTAAGACTCGCGTATATTGCCGAGCGTCTGCTGCCTCCTTGCATGACATTACGCCCAATTTCATTGATCGCATACATGAGTGGTATAGGTCCAGAAGCAGTGCCTCCAGTTCGGCTAAGTGTTTTACCTGCTGCTCTAAGCCTTGAGTAATCAATTCCAATACCTCCACCAGTCATAAGGCAAGACATAGCTCGCCAAGTTACTGAAGACCACTCTTCTCGAGTGTCTTCTTCAGCACGAAGAAGATAACAATTGTTATATGCCTTGAAGGGTCTACCTG